CCAGCAGATGTAATCTTGAGCCAGTCATTATCAGATGTAGATTCCTGATCTATATTAAAAGTTCTATCACTACCTGTATGATCTAAGTAGAAATATCCACCCGCATACCCATCACCGTCATAAGTTATTGTATTATCATCACCATCAATATCCATGTAGTTAGTAGCACCGTCTACATCTATGGCTGCTGTAATACTGTTACCTCCACCTTGTATAATCCAATCCAAGTCTAAATTAGCTGCTAGTGCAGTCATAGCATGATTGAGTGTCATAGTGTTTGTGTTTCCTGTAACCTGTACGTTTACATTAGAACCATCTGCTCCAGTTGCGTTTGTTTCATCTGTAGACATATTAAAAGTATTGCTATCGCCTATAAATGAAAAGTAACCCGTGTAGTTATCAGCCCATATATCACCAAGGAATTTATTTGTTGAACCCTTTTGCAATACATCTAAGGTCATGGATGCACCATCTAAATCTAGCGGGGTCATATTAGAAGCACCAGCTGTAGCATCAGCTCCACCAATAATATTACCGCCACCGCCTACTTGTTCTATGTCTAAGTTAGACGTAGCACCAGATTGGTCTATATATACCTCATTGTCGGCTGTATAAAGATTAAGCGAGACAAGAAGTAATAGTAGTTTTAATTTATTCATTCGGTTTCCAATACCCAGATTCGTAGCCTTCCTTGATTGTTTGCAAAACCGCAGTCTCCACCGCAGCTTGCAATGCAATATTTATAGACTCATTTTCTACTATACCGTTCTCAATTTCAACGAGTTCTGTATTGTTTGCATAAAATCTGAACACATCTGAAGAGATAGATGCGCTGAGAACAGTCTTTGTGACCAATACCTCTAATAATATTTTTCCTGTACTTACCGAAACTGTGCGTAAAGATATGGTAACTGAGTCTTGTCTGTATTGTTTGGACATACCAATACCTAAATATCTAGCTCCAGCACCGCCTGACTTTATATTGGTTTCATAACCTACAACACCACCTTCCATTAACAAACCAGCAAACAATAACGGTTTTAGTTTTTGATCTTCTTCAAAGCTTTCTCTGGTTGTGCGTATGATTTGTCTTTCTTTGGTTAGGTTATCTAGTCCTGTGCGTTCTACCACATCAAATACGTTAGAGTGTTTGAGTGCTCTGATTAAATACGCATCGGGTGATTGTGTAATCGCTGTACTAAAACTAGCGTACTGACTGTTGCTTCTGCGTTGGCCTGTATTGTCCATGAAGGATTTAGGATAGACAGCAACTACAGGCTTGCGTACAGGCAGTTGTACTTCTGCAAGCTCCGTAATGATTAACGAACCCACCTCTGCGGGTTCTATGTTTCTTATAGGGGGTACTCCGTTATCTAGGGGAGGTATGATTAAGGCACAACTAGAAAGAAAAAGAACCGAGAGGTACAGTAATTTCTGTTGTGTTGCCTTCTTCATCTGTAATTATAAGCGTTACTTTGTCGTCTTCTACTCTGTATTCTATGGTGTTGCCTTCTAGCTCTAAAATGCCACTTGTCGATGCTGCATCACCAAATAAATTATCAACTAACTGTCTGCTAAGTTGTGCGTATATTCTACTCTCTAGGTTGCGTATAAACCTAGCTAATGTTGTGTTTTCGGCTTCACGTTCTAGTTCTTCTTGGTAAGCTTTGATCTCTTCTCGTATCGCTTCTTTTCTTGAGAACTCTTGGTTTTCTATAGTTAGATAGTGACTGGATGTACCGACACCTGAGAAGCTAGGGTTCTTAAATTGATGCACCATTTCATCAGCTTGTATTTGTTGCACAGCAACAACGATCAAGACCAAACCCATACCTATTATCGTAAATATAAAGTTGTGCATATTCATCAGTCTTTCCTCTGATCTTCTCTGTCTGCTTTCGCTATTTTGTTCATATCTATTAGGTTACTTTGCCCCAATAAAATTTTAATCATTGTATCTTGACGTATGATTTCGTTGTCTAGCGATCTAACTCTGTCTATAAGCGCAACCAAGATACCATGCTGTGAGTCTAGCTTAGTACCTAGTCTTTCTTCCATGTGGGAGATTAACTCAGCTTGCTTATCGTCAAGTGTATCAAGCTTAGTTTCCATGCCATCGATGATACGGTTAATAAGTTTCCATATAAAGAAACCTAGACCGCCCGCAGCTGCTATGGGGAAGCCAACTTCGTTAATCAGTTGGACTGCCTGTTCCATAGATTATTTTCTTTTCTTTGCGGTCTTAGCTGCTTTTCTAAAAGCTTTAGCGGTAGGAGCACCTTTTGTACCAGGTTTCCTCATCTTTTCTTTAGAACCCGCTTTTATTCTTTTGCGTTTAGCGTGTATGTTTGCGTACAGTCCTTTCTTTGGCATCTTACTTCTTAAGTTTTAGTGATTCTTTAACTTTGTTGTAAATTTCGGGCTTTTTCTTTTTAACGTAGTAGCCAGCTATTACTGCTACAACTACGAGTGCGATTAATATATCCATAAGAAGATTATACTTAGATTTTTTTAACACTTCCACCTTCTGCGAGCTTGTCTTATCCTAGAGTTAGGATCGTTTCTAGTCTTCGCAGAACTACGTTTTAACTGTCCTAGTGATCTAGCACAGTAAGACTTTCTTCTCTTAGCTGCTTTGCTACCAGCCTTAACTTTACCCGTTACAGCAGTCTTTAGTTTAGAACCAGGATTAGCTTTTCTGTAGGCAGCGACTCCTTTCTTAGTCATGCCAGCACCAGATTTAGTAGGTCTGTAATTACCGCCTTTACCTGTGGTTCTTCGTATTGCTTTAGCCATTAGTGTATTGTCCTTTCTTCACAAAGAATCACTTCTGAATCTTCGTCAATCTCGCCACCAAACATTAAAATCATCATCTCAAAAGCTTGTTGTTCGTCTTTGGCAAATACTTCCTTGCCAATGTAAACCATGTCTCCTTCTAAGACTTCAATGTCATAGATTTTGTGTGGGGACATTGTTGTTAAAGAGTCCTTGAGCTTGTTGTTTTGCATTTTGTCTTATCGTTTCTCTATCTCGTTCCATGATAGAGTTTATCTCTGCAATATTAACTTGTGCTCCGTATTTTGCCAACAACTCAGCTGCCTTTAATCGTATTTGTGCTTCTTCAATGTCACGACTTCTATCGTCATCCATAATAATCTTCATACGATCTGTTTCCGCATCAATCATAGCCTTCTGAGCACTTACTTGTGCTTTCATAGCCTCTGCTTGCGCTAACATTTCAGCTGCATCTGGCTTCGGTGGCTCTTGTGGCATAGGTGGCATTGGCGGAACTTCAGTATTTATGAACGATTCTGGGTCTTTAAATCCAGCCATTTCGATCATTCTGCTCAACGTATTGGAATATTGCTGTAAAGACACAAGAGGGTTCTCAGGGCCTAACTGAGCCAGTATTTGCTCTTGTTTTGTGGATAATTGCGCCAATATAGCAAACTTTTCTTCGTCTGAAGTCTTGCTAATCGCTACATTTACGATGATATCCTTGTTGGTGTCCCAATATCTAGGGTCAACAGGTACGAATTTACCGTTCAATCTAAACATATCTTGAGCGTTTTGGTGCTTAATAACCAGATTGTTGACCAATCCGAAGAGGTCTTTCATACCGCCTTCGGCAAAATGCCTACAAATTAGCTCTATTCTTCCTTGTGCTCCCGACATAGTAGCGGACACCGCTGCCTTGGTGCTTGATTGAAGAGCATCTGCGTTGAGACCAGCTGATGCTTTAGACACCCCTGTACGATTCTCTTTAGATTCATCGAGATAGCCCAGTACAGGAAACGCTTCCTTGCCGACAAACGGTACGCTAAAAGGTTGTACCATACCAGGAGCACGCACTCTAATCGGCTGTCCAATATCAGTATTCAATACATCGTCTATATTGACCTGACCCTCTACGACAGCCATGCGAGGGAAAATAGAATGTCCTAATGAGTCTAGCGTGTCTCGCATAATCTGAGACTTTGCTGCTTGAATCGGTTTTAAGTAGTCTGCTGGACATGAACCAATCGCTGTATGTGGTTCAGGATCAGGGCAGAACATGACAATCGGTAGATCATCCCATGCTTCTACGTTTAAAACGTGCAAGCCATCGCCAATCGTGCATACTCGTATTCTTTCGTCTATACCGTCATCATCAAAATCGTAGAACAGATAGTGTTCTATGTATAAAACGTCTTTACCGCCCGCATCGTTCCTGTCGGGATATACCATGTTGTCAAAAGGATTACGAGCTTGTACTTCTTCGTAAGCTTCTGGATCAACTGCACTACCGCCATAGCCAGCGTGTTCTTCTATTTCTTCGGGGTCGTAACCCATAGCAACCAATTCAGATACGGATTTAATCATGCGGTGTGCAATATAAGATGCGCTGTTTAAATCTCTAGCGTGTCTGGATATTAATATTTCTTCTGGGGGTACAGACTCTAAACATACTTGGCTTTTTTCTTTAACTCTGCGTATGGTTAGATCATAACTGACGGGTAGTTCTTGTGTAACTTCTTCCTGTGTAAGTGGGTCAAGTGTTGTAATCGTTTCTTTCGTTATCTCTTCTTCGATAATCTCTACGTCAGGGTCAAGCACTAGGGCTTGATAAGACTGGGGGTCTAGGTTGGAATACTCGTGCGTAGTTGCATCAAGTGAGTCATCCCAAAACACTTTGACAAACCCTGTCTTTCTAACGAGTGCATCTTTGAACGCATCGTATAACACTTGGAAGCCATTGTTCTTTTGTTGGATAACGTGGTTGATGTAATCCGTTTGCTGTTCGGCAAGCGCAATGTCTTCAGGCCCTTTCGGTATAAACTCAACCACCTTTTTCGTACCAAAGAAAGTACGCATGATGGAAGGCAACATAAAGAGTACGGTGTCTCTAACGTCAGTAGAGATAAACTCAGACTGTAATGTGCTTGTCGATTCTGGCTCATTGCCAAGATAGTATTCGGTGGACTCTGCTCTCTCTTCTCCAACTTGGTAGATAAAATCACGAGCATCATCCATCTCTGATTTGATGACTCCCGTTAGATTGATTAAGTCCGTTTCTTCATTCAGTTGCATTTCGATTTCTGCTTCGATCTGCTTTGTGCTTTTCTTTGCCATAAATTATCCCACTCTAAATATTCTTGACTTTAAGGGTTTCTTGAAATTATAACCCATAAACGCTTGACTGCCACCAAAGGATGCAGCCGAGCTTGCCATCGTCAGAGCTAATGCGTCTGCCTTGTCTGGAGATTTTATACCTCTTTTACGCATTTCGTCTTTACTTTCTATTTTAATTTTCCCAGATGATGTATATTTGTATTGAGGCGCAGCGAGTTCCGAAGCAAGCTCGTCATTATTAGGAAGTCGGCAATCACGCTGCGCCAACCAATCCTTAACCGCAAACCAAAGCTCTGCTCGTAGGTTTAAATAATTCTTTTTCGTGCTCGGTGCTTCGGCTACATTCACACCCCGCACAGGTAAATTCTGTTCTGCCAATCTATCCACGACTCCGCTACCCAAACCAATCACGTCAACCAATATCTCTTGTGGTTGCTCTATCGCAGTTGAGTCGTCATAACGATTTTTTATCGCACCGCATAACTGCATCAAGTCCATGGATTGAAAACTGATGATTTCTAAAACTGTATTTCCTTGTCGTATGCAAAGCGCAGAGTTGTCGCCACCGAATCTGGCTACGTCTAATCCCCATACAATCGGTTCGCTTGCAGTCAGAGTTACGTCTCTGTCTATCGCTCCGTTGATAAGTTCCATAGGAATAACGGTATCGTCATCTGCCTTTGGAAACTCACCCATAACTTCTACCCTAGATACGGTAGAGTCTTCTCCGTACTGTTCTATCATTCGTTGGAACAGTTCCTTGTCTGTTCCCTCTACGTCACGAGAGTCTATCTGCTCCGACTTCCAAAAGGCACGTTTGGAGTGGAAGCTGTCGTAGAAAGGCCCTGTATTTCTTCTGGGGTTGGAGAAGGTAAACCAGAAACGATTAGGGGTAGGCTCTGAGAAGAAACCTTCTGACACAGAGTAGATGGGTGCGGGTATACCTGAAGCCTCATCCATAATTAAACACACTCCGTAGCTGGAGTGAATACCAGCGAAGGCATCTGGGTTTTCTTCTGACCAGAGTTGCGCTTGTGCGTAGTAGTAGCCTGTGTCTATTTTTAAGTCTCTTATGAGTGCTTCTTCAAACCAGGCTGCGGGTTTGATGGTCGTTGCTGTTTTGGCAAACCAATGAGAGTGTATGGAGAGTGTAAGCCACTTACCGAGTTCCGCCCATGTTCTTGAGCGTAGCTGTTGCTCGGTGTTGGCAGTAACGATAACCGTTGAGCCAAGTCGGGTGGATAGCATCCATAAGATGATCCATGCGACTAAGGCGGACTTGCCGATTCCACGACCTGATGCAACTGCCAGTCTAAACATCTCTGGCATATCAATAGAGTTGTTGCGTTGTATGTGTATTGAAATATCCCTCAAAATTTTTTCTTGCCACTTCCTTGGCCCGTCAAAGTGCTCGAGGGGGGTGTCCTTCTGTCCCCAAGGGAAGGCGAAGCGGACAAAGTTTAGAGGATCATCTTTTATGTTGATTGACCAGATGGAGGTCATTAGTTCTTTTTCTTCTTGAGGACTGTATTTCATTTTTTTATAAAAATTTTATTTCATACTGTATATATATATCGCACCCCCGAAGGGTTTGACGGGGGGGTCAATCCTGGAGAGTTTAGATTGCTGGCATCCCGTCAAAAGGCTTATCAGATTAGGGAGATTGAGATAGTTGAGCCATTACCAGTTATTTATTATTGTCGCGTTCCCTTTCTAGGAACTGCCCCGAATTAGTTACTTCCTTTACTCTTTCGCCCTCGATTATCCTCCCTTGTGCTTCTTGTAACACACTGGAAAGGTTGAGCTGGTGATTTACTTCTTGTTTATCACTCCATTGGCCTTCTTCTCCTCTGTTCTTTAAGAAAAAGATTTGCGCCTGGACATTGTTTTCATAAACTGCGTTATTGTAGAGAGCATTTGATACTTCCTTAAGAGAATTAGCTCTTCCTCTCCGAATATGGTGTTCAAATAGTTCATTATTTTTCCTGTTTCTTCTTACTGTACTCAAAGAACACCCTAAAACATTGGCCAATTGCTCATTGGTTAAACCCATTCCCGAAGCTTGCTCTATTTTTAAAAGATCGTCTTCTGTGAATTTAATTCTCTTCCTTCCTCTCTTTTTAGGTGTTTTTTGTTCCATAATTGATGAATTATTAATCTCTTCCATGTCTTTATTCTAAAGCATTTCAAAGGGCTAATGGGTAATTAATTAATATAATGTGTAGAAAAGAGTAGACACAATGTATGATTGTGTATATTATGGTTATTGTCATTAATTAAATAGAGGAGAAAACAATGGCAAAATTAAATCATTACAGAGCTGGCGGAGTAGAAAAACATTCCGATGGTTCTTTTACATTATTTGGTTACATAGAAAACAAAGAGACTGGCGAAGATGTAGCTGGACACAAAATGCGCTATATGGGTTATTCTTATAAAGACGCTAAAGAAATGTTTCAAAGTAACCTTGAAGTTTTAACAGAAGACTTAGAAAGACTAGAAATGTTTGATGCCGCTATCTTTAGTACCTATCTTCTTGAATACCCTAAAATATTCAACATTTCATCCAATAGTTTATTTGATGTTTAACAGGCTAACTGAAGAGGATTCTATTATCCGAAACGCCGTAAGGCGTCTTAGTCATAACAAACAGAGGAGAAAAAAATGGACTATAAAAGAGAAGAAATAAAAGAATACTTTGACGATTTTATAAACGATCAAGATTCTCAATGGATAGAAGACAACAAAGATGATATTCATCATTACGCATTCAATGAAGATTATTACATTATAGGAACACATAGTGCCAAACAATGGTTAGGCGATATGGTCTTTGATGTAATAGAAATTATAAAAGAATACGAACAATCTAACTTTGGCGAAGTCACTACGGATTTTAGTAATCCAGAACAAAT